TGGAAGGTCAGTGACCAAGTCGCTCGACGTTGGAAGCACAAAACCGTAGTTGGTTGTTGGATTTGCCATTTGTTCCCCTTTTCTACGCCACTATTGTGGCATTTGCCCAGTCTAATGTCGGCGACACGCTTGCCCAGGTTTCGGTCAGTGGCACGTCTTGCCAAGTAAACGCCTGTAATGAGTAGGCAAGCGGTGAAAGTAACAGGGTAACCGAAAGTTGATTGTACGAAGCCTGAAACGACCAGCCTTCGACGAAGCCTTGAAATGTGCCTGAACTCATGTTTAACGGTAGGTTGTTTAAGGCGATCGCTTCGCCCATAAAAACGTTCAAAAGGTTATCGCGGTCGGCGTCGTCAATTTCAGGGTTTGTAAGATCAAAGGAAATCTGGCTAAAGATAGGCTGCGGGTTGGCGCGTAATGATAAATAAAATGCAGCCTGTGCGCTAGCGTCTCCCGCGTCATGCAATGTTGTCGTGATGATTTGTGCAAGATTGCCATAAATAGCAATTGAGGCTGGGTCAGTGTCTGAAACGTCGTTTTGACTGTTTGCCCCGTACAAAATAGTTATGGCATTTCGTACGTCGCCAACGCGTGTTTCAATGCGAAGTCCAGCTGCGCGCGCATGATTTGCGTCAAGATCGACATAACCGTTTGCAGCAAGGTATTGGGTGCGGTGCGTTGAATCGGCATAACCAATGCGCCCCAGACTGTCCTCGTAAATGTAGCCAAGCCCTGAAGTCGCCAATGCTGCAACTAGCGAATAAACGTCAATTGGGTCTGACCCACCACCACGCGCCGATAGATCATAATTTCCCGGGCGGTCGATTTCACCCAACCCATTGTTTTCAGCCGTCGCCCATGTCGTGCCCGCTGGTGTGTAAGTACCCCATGTGACCGACCCAGCGACCTGCGCCCATGAATTGAACAATACTGTTTGTAAAACTTCATAGATTTGATCGCCGTCAAAATCCCGTGCAAGAGCGTCTGTAAAAATTACTTTTGGCAAACGTGCCAATGCGCCCAATGCAGTGATCGAATAGGTCTGGGTGAACGTTGTCGAACCTACGTCACGCACTTCCAAACCAATGTCCACGACACTGCCGCCGAAAATTGAAACAAAGGTGTTGGACGTGTCTTTGATTTGAACGGAAATTGTTGAATTGATCGAAACGGGAATTGTGCTTTGTGAAATGTCAATAAGTTGAAGATTGACATAACCCGCTTGGGCTTGCTCGTAAATGTTTGTCCGACCGCTTCGAATGGTCAAATTTGCCAAAACTGCGTTGGTGTATTCAACGCCGTCGATTTCGACTAGCCAAATGGGATTCCATTGCGTCATAGTGCGACAAGGTTTCCAGCACCACCCGTGCCACGATAAGCCGAACTGTTGAGGGTTTCGACAATTGTTCGGGCAGTGCCTTCCTTGTCAAACGCACCAGTCACGGTGAGATTGATCGTCGTACCCATTGAAGCGGCTTCAGCCGTACGGAATGAACCAGCATTGAAACTGCCTGAAACGACGTTGTTGGTTGCCGCTGCCACTGTTGCGGCTGATCGTGCGGCGGTTGTAATTCCCGTCGTACTTGGGACAGTTATTCTTGGCGTTGTTGTACCAGTGCTGCCCGAACTGGTTGTTCCACCGCTTGAAAAGGTTTGACCGCTTGGCATTGTTCCAGAAAATCCTGCTGCACCTGCAAAATCTAAATCACCTGTGTTGTTGTCACTTCGACCAATTAAGGCGTTTGCAGCTGCTAAAACACCTGCTGCGATTGCTACCGCTGCCACACCCGCAAGCGGATTAAGCGCAAAATACGCAGCAATTCCCGCAACAATTGCTGAAGCCTTTAACGCATTGAATGCGGTAATTACTGTTTTGATCAATGCAATGGTTCCTATAATTGCACTGCTAATTTTTGACGCAACAAATAAACCAGCCAAAACGCCACCAACAACGAGCAATTCGTCTTTGAGATCAATCACTGTTGCAATTACCTTGCGAACTTGCTGACCAAATTTGAATGCACCGTCAGTTGCGTTTTCGCTCGCCTCGGTCAAACTTCCCTGCCCAGTCAAACCATTGATAAATGATTCAAGGTTCGGAACAACAGTTGTCAAAACGTAATCAGATAATTCTTGAACAATCGGCAAAAGTGCTGCGCCAATAGATTCTTTTGCTTCGTCGGTAGCGATTCGAATTCGCTCAAACTTGACGGCTGCGGTTTCGGCTGCACCTTCTGCAAAATTTCCGTAGGTTGTTTCAAGTGATTTGATGATCGCTTCATTGTCTTTTGACTTCAAAAGATTTGCGTCAAGTCCTAAACCAAGTTTTCCAAGCGCGGCGGTGTTTCCGTCGTATGCACGTCCTAATGCGTTTGCGACTGTTTCGACTGGCTTGCCCGCGGCAACACTAAGATCAAGCGCAAGATTGAGTAATCGCTGGGCTTCCTCAGTGTCTTTTGTGCTTCGGACTAAACGGCTAAAGGCTGGGCGTAATTCGTCGTCGGTAATACCAACGGCAATTGACGTGGCGGTTATGTAATCCTCGACACCAGCAATTTGGGCGGTTGTGGCGTTGGTTGTTGCCCTGATTGTTTCGGCTAACTTTTCCTGTGCCAATGCGTCCTGCGCTGCTGCCTTTACCGCGTCAGCTGCGAATGCAAGTGCGGCAGTACCAGCGACGGCAAAGGCCAGTGCAGCCTTCTTGCCAAATTCTGTTGCCTTATCGCCAAACGTTTGCGTTTCTTTGCTTGCGGTATTTAACCCAGCAACAAGGTCTTTTGTCTCAGCAAGAATCGATAATTTGAGGGTTCTTGAACCTGCCATTAGTCGTACCTCTTAACTATCGTAGAAAATGCCTGTTCCCACTTTGTAATGATCTCAGGTTGCACTGATCTTAGCGTTGGGTAGATAAACCAACCGCGCGACCCGCGACCCTCGCGCCCTGACCAAACTGGGAATTGCTTATAGCGATTTGAACCAAATTCCGAACCGCCCCACAATTGTTGCGTCGTGCCGCCACCGCTTAACTTTTGCCCAGCAAAACCAAAACTGATTTCACCAATTTTTGACGACTTTGAAACCTTTGAACCTTCAGCGACTTTATTGTCCAAACGGTTACGGGTCAGATTACTGGCTGCGCTGACGATCTTGCCACGGACAAAATCGGCAAGCGCGCTTGACGTTTGTTTCGCCTGTGAGATTGCTTCGTCGTCCATTGCTTTGAATGCTCGCGTGATTGAACGCAATTCGGCTTTGTCGTAAGTGATTGCCTCACTTGCCATTGTTGCGCCTCTCCATGATTTCAATGACTGTCAGAATGTCCTCAGCACTTTCGAAATCGTTTGGGTGTAGCCCTGTTGCTAGGGCTACTTCCCAAACTATTCGGCTTAGACTTCCGACGGGATAACTTTTGGGCTTGCCTCACCAACAACCACGTCCGCAATAGTTTCCGTCCAAACTTCAAGTGTTTTGATCGGCTTGCCAGCTGCTTCGCGCTTCATTGCATAGTACGCAAGGAAAACAAGATCGGAAATTCCGATTCGTTCCTGCGCCTGTGCAATGGTGTTGCCTGTGTGCTTTTCCCAACGAACCCACTCAGGGGGAGCAGCAACGTATGTCGCCTGCTCACCGCTGGTGAATTCGATCGTGATTGGTAGTTTCATTTTGTCTCCCGATTGTTAGTGTTAGAACGCTTCGGCTGGTGTGCCGATAACGGTGAACGATAGTGACACGGTCTGCGCGTCTGGTGCAGTACCGCCCGCGCTTGGAAACGCTGGCAGAATTTGGAACGTAAATGTCGCGCCGCTTGCTGCGGTCAACACTGTTGAAATTCCTGTGTTTGGTGCTGATTCGGTTGCGTTCCATAGACCCTCGCAAAGTGAACCAGTTGCGCCCCAGTCTGCAAGCATTTCGACGTCGAAAGTAAATTGGTCATCAATGTGTCGATAGACTTTTCCGTCTAAAGTTTGATAAGTCTCAATTGTTGGGCTATTGGATAGAACCGCGCTTGTTGCTTGGGCGTCGTAATTATTGCCACCAATAGTAAAGGTGACGTCGCGCCCAGTTATTACTGTTGTTGGCATTTTTACTCCTTATGTCGTTTGTGTGTAATACGTTGAAACGTTAATGTCTGCGACGAGCATTGGTGATTGACCTACTTCAAGCACCGTCGGCTTCTCAACGACGCCGACAACGTATCCTGCGGGCATTGCCGCAAGAATTCCTATGATTAGTTTTTCCAGATTATCTAGTGACCCTGCATTGCTATTTGAAGCAACAATTGCGGTAATTGCAAAATTGATTTTGACTTTTGTTTGTGACTTACCCAGCAAAACAACTTCCATGTAAGGCGAATCGGGTACGACCACGATCGCGGGTGGAATTGGTGCTTCGGGAACGCTTGGGTACACGTTGGCAGATAGCGCGCTGAAGGCGTTTGCTAAGGCTGCACGGGTTTCGGATACGGCGTTGGCTGGCACTTATTGAACGACCGTTTCAACGTCCAAGTAAGGCATAAGCAATGTGGACACGCGGTTGGTCAGGCTTCGACCCATGCGGTAAGGCGTTGAAGCAAAATCTACGCCCTCGATCTGTCCACCTGCTGCAACGCGTGATTGGAATACTTCAACTGAAACGGCAAGAATTGCAGATTCAATTGCTGGGGTGTTTGCGTATAGATCAGCTGCGGAATAGCCTGAAAGTGTTGCAGTGCCTGTTGGGATTATGTCGCGCAATGTGACATCCGATGAAGTCAATGCTGCGGTAAATGAATAAGGCGTGACGGTGACAACGGTGTGTGTTGCGGTAAAGGGCGCAGGCAAACCAGCAACAATGACTGACTGACCAGCAACAAAATGGTGTTCGCGTGCGGTGTAAAAATAAGCAGTGTTTGATTCTAATTTGTACGCGTTAACGGCTGAAGTGTTTGCAACGAGCATGGGCAAAATGACGGCTTCAGCGGTGTTGATAATTTCGTCTAAATAACTGTCTGGATAAAGTGAAACGGAAACGCCAAGCACACTACGCAATTGCTGCGTTGACACAATACTTGGCATTTCCGTTTCCTTTCGATCGGCTGCGGCGAGATCGGGAGAACCCGCCGCATGATTAGTGGGGGTTAGTTATCAGGTCTTATTGATACCGAATGCGCCTGCACCGATTTTCGTTGCAATTGCACCGTATCCGTAAACTGAAACTGATACCTGACCTGAAGCAATAACGTCAGCGCGTAGGCGATACGTTGGTGATTCATACCATGTGTATGCAGTTGGGTTGATGATTAGCATTGAATCATCTTTGTCAGTGTCATTTGCTGACGGTA